CAACGCCGCTTTAGAGGAATAAACAGGGCTCTGCCCTGCTACATAGCTTTTTTCCCAAAAGAAAAAAGCAGGCTTTTTCACCTGCTAAAATCGCTTAATTTTCCTCTTCACCAAGAATGACAATTTTTCACTGTTCACTCTCAATTTTCAACGTGTTTTCGGGGTTTTTCAGCTTTTTTTTGATTTTTTCACTTTTTTACTTTTTGTCATTCTTAATGAATATTTACATTTACGGTTATCGTGGCTTTCTCCAAATCAACCTCATCCCAGTGCAGGGCGGTCAGCTCGCCCACGCGCAGCCCCGTGTAAAGTAAAAGTTCTGTTGCCCTTGGAAGCTGCGGGTTCGTCATCTCATGCAGGAAGCCAAGCAGTTCCCGGCACTGCCCCGCGTCCAGGAATTCCTTCTCCTTCGGCTCCGAGCCGGGCGTTGTGGCATGGGTGACCGGGTTTTTCAGCAGCAGCTCCTTTTTCACCGCTGTGGAGAAGATTGGTGACAGGGCCGTGCGGACGCGCTTGATGGTGCCCACGTCCAGACCGCCGCCCGATTCTTCCTTAATGAACGCTTCCGGCAGTTTCCTGCCGATGGCGTCCGCCAGCCGTTGCGCCGTGTCTTTCAGTACCGGGATACCGTCCACGCAGCTTTTGACCGTGTTCAGGTTCACGCCGGACTTCCTGGATACTGGCCTGCGCGTCCCTTCCGGTATCAGTTCCGGGTTTCGCAGGCGGTAGGTCTCGCGCTTGCGCCCGTCCCGGTACAGCTCGTTGAACAGCTTATCAATCCGGGCTGTGTTGATGTCCTTTAATTTCATGTTGCCGATGTACGGCAGCACATAGGTGTCTATAATCTTCCGGTTGCAGTAGAGCGTCATCGGCTTCAGCTTATGCACCGCTATCTGGTCATAATACCAATCCGCCAGTTCGGAAAATCGTATATTTTCATTGAAGTTTACCATGCCCCGGCACTGCTTCTCAAACTCGTAGGCAAAGGCCGTGGCCAGTTTCTCCGCCTTGCCGGGCGTGACGCCCTCCGGCGGCGTGTATGTGGTCGTCTTGCGTATCTGCCTCCCGTCCATGCCGTACCCTAGGGATACCATGATGCGGAAGGAGTCCCCGCGCCTTTTTACGCTTGGCATAATGTGTGCGCCCCCTTTCTTAAATTTCCACTACTATACATTGCTCTGAATGCCCGTAAAGTCAACGGATTTTTCAAAAATATAGGGAGAAAAACCATCCCGGCTTCCCTCCCCTTGTGCATCATCTTTTTTCCCTTAACCTTACCGTCACTTCCACGCTGTCCGTCGGGATGAGCGTCCCCTGTTCCCGGCACCTTGCCTTTTCCGCCATTACCAGCCCGTGGACGGCCATCCTGCCGTAATTATCCAGGGCCATGATGTCCATGAATTCTTCCTGTGCGTCATCCTCCACCATCCATGCGCCGAGCTGCTCTATCTGCTCCTCGCTGAGACGCGCAGAAGAACTGTCATTGGAATAGCCGAGGATGTAATCAATCCGCTTGTCAAAAATCCCCGACAGGGCGTTCAGCGTCTCGTAATTCGGCTCCCTCTTCCCGATCTCCCACATAGCCACCGTGCCTTTGGAAACCCCCAGGGCTTCCGCAAGCTGCACCTGCGTCATCCCCGCCCCGTTCCGGATCTCTTTTAACCTTTCTGCAAACATTTTTATGCACCTCCGTTTTCTCAATCTTATCACTAATTGTGAGTACAGTCAAGCATTTTCCAACATCTTGTAAAATAAATTCCTATCGTTTGGTTTTATTCAATAACTTTTTGTGAGTATTCTCCTTGACATTGGTCACTAACTGTTATATGATAATATACACAATCTCACGGAAGGAGAGAACTGTATATGACCGAAAACGTACCGAGAATGATGACCGTGCGCCAGGTCGCAAGGACCGGCCTACTGTCGGAACACGCGCTGCGCCTGATGCTGAAAGCCGGGAAACTCCCCGCCATCTTTGTGGGTAACAAGGCGCTCATCAATTACGACAGGCTGTGCGAGCAGCTCAGCACATTGGGTGCGGACTTAGACCAGAAGCCGGAAAAGCAGTGGTTCCAATGACGGGGCCTCTAATCGGAGGGAGGTGGCGGACAACATGTTTGAGAAACTGCCGGAGGAACTAAAGGAGGATGGGCGTTTCTGCCTTTGGAGATATGAAGAACGGAAAGGGCGGCTGGATAAAGTCCCGTACCGCCCGGACGGCAGGCGGGCAGACGCTACGGACATAAAGCACTATGTGGATTTCAGCCTTGCCGCAGACGCCTTCATCTCATCCAAGGGGAAATACAGCGGGATCGGCCTGGGCGTGTTCAAGCCGTTCGGCTGCATCGATGGGGACGCCTGCTATTTTGACAGCACGCTGTCCCCCATGGCGCAGGACGTCACGGACACCATGGACACTTATACGGAGAGCAGCCCGTCCGGCACGGGCGTCCGCATGGTGTTCCGGGCCGCCCATTTCCAATTTGACGCCAAAAGGTACTATATCAATAACCGGAAGATCGGGCTGGAAGCCTATGCCCCCGGCGCCACCGGGAGGTTCTGCACCATCACGGGGGACTGCATCCGGGAACGCGGCTGCGAGGAGCGCAGCGCACAGTTTGAAGCCGTGCTGGAAAAATACATGGTGCGCCCGGTGTCAGAGAAAAAAGCCGGCGCCACATCGCCGCCCGGAAGTTTTTTATCAGATAGGTCCGTCATCCGCATGGCGTCCGCTTCCACCCAGGGCAAAAAATTCCAGAGCCTGTGGAATGGCGCCATCCCGGAAGGGAAGTCGCACAGCGAAGCCGACATGGCGCTAGCCGCCATTCTGGCCTTCTGGTGCGGCGGTGATACCGAACAGATGGACCGGCTGTTCCGGCAGTCCGGGCTGATGCGCGGTAAATGGGACAGGATACAGAGCGGCTCCACCTACGGCCAGATCACTTTGGAGAAAGCCGTATCCCTGGCGTCCGATTTTTACAGGCCAAGAAAACACACACCGGCAGAGGTGGATTTTGACACGCTCGCCCCACGGCTGGCAGAAATGCATCCGGACTGCAACGCCCGCTACACCTGGAACGACAGCGGCTCCGGCAGGCTGTTCGCGGACATCTATAAAGGCATTGCCCGGTATGTGCCGGAGCGCAAAATGTGGTTCGCCTATGACGGCGTCCGGTGGGCGCCGGATATCGGCGGCTTACGGACAATGGAGCTTGCCAAAAGCCTGGGCGACAGCCTGGTGCGCTACGCCCTCACCATCCAGGACGAGCAGAAACGCAAGAGCTACCTGGAATACAGCGCACGCTGGCAGGCGCGGAGCCTGCGCAGCACCTTCATCAATGACGCACAGAGCGTCTACCCCATCTCCATGGCGGAATTTGACAAAGACATCTATTACATCAACTGCAAAAACGTGACTGTGGATGCAAGGACGGGCGTCCCGCATGAGCACACGGCAGAAGACCTGATCACAAAGACGGCAGGCGCCTCCTATGACCCGGATGCAAAAAGCCCCCGTTTCCTGCAGTTTGTCGACGAGGTCACAGGCGGCGACCGTGAAAAAGCGCGGTTCATCCAGAAAACGAAAGGCTACGGCCTGACCGGGGACACTTCCCTGGAATGCCTGTTCATCGAATACGGCGCGACCACCCGCAACGGCAAGGGGACGATGAACGAGAGCTGCCTGAACGTGGCCGGGGATTACGGGCTTTCCGTCCGGCCGGAGACCATAGCCACAAAACACATGGCGAACAGCCAGGCCCCCAGCGAGGACATCGCGAGGCTTGCCGGGGTGCGCTACGCCAGCATCGCGGAGCCGAGGCGCGGCCTCGTGGTCAATGAAGCACTGGTAAAGAGCATGACGGGCAATGACACGCTGAACGCCCGGTTCCTGCATGAGAACAGCTTCGACTTCCGCCCCCAGTTCAAAATATATATGAACGCCAACTACCTCCCGGTCATCACAGACATGACGCTCTTCACGAGCGGCCGCATCGTCCTCATACCCTATGGCCGCCATTTCGAGGAATGGGAGCAGGACAAAGGGCTGAAACGGGAGTTTGCCTCGGAGGCGGCCAGGAGTGCCATACTGAACTGGATGCTGGAGGGGTATGCGATGCTCCTGGCAGAAGGTCTGAATCCCCCGCCATGCGTGACGGAGGCAACGAAAGCCTATGAGCATGACAGCGACAAAATAAAACTGTTCTCCGAAGAGTGCCTGGAAGCCTGCGGCGGCGCCGAAGTGAAGACGTCAGCCGTCTACCAGCAGTACCGCATCTGGTGCGGCCAGAACGGGTGCTTCCCGGAGAACAGCCGCAATTTCAACCAGGCTCTGCGCACATTCGGGGAGATCGCCCGCAAGCGTCCAAAAGACGGCGGCGAAAAGACCACGCTGCTGCTCGGTTACCGCCTGCTGTGCGGGGATTTCATCCCTTAAACACAGTTGGGGCAGCATGTGGCAGGTTCTATATATAGTTCCAGATTTTGCCCTTATAGGAAAAAATATATTTTACCTGCCACAGACTGCCCCAACCACTGTGGACACTGTTTTGGGAAATAAAAACCACTGTGGAAGGAGGTAAATGCACAATGTATTACCTATGTTGCACCAAAGCCTGTCACCAGATCAGAGGAAGCCCTTGTGAACCAAGGCACTGCCACCAGCCCAGCAGGGCTATCACCAGACCACTGCCTGCGGCCTGCCGCAGAGAAAGGAAAGGGGACACATGGAGAAACAAAATTACCAGATGGACTTAAGCTTCCTGGAAAGCTACGACAACAGCACCCGGCACTACCAGCCGTTCGACCTGCTGGCAACGCCTGGATGCATGCCGCTGATGGTCATGTGCAGCAAAAAGCCGGAGCCAGCCGCGTGGAGCATCATCGGCACGATGTACAGCGTGCATTTCCTGCATTACAGGGACATGGAGGACTACATCATCCGCCGCGGCCTCACCCGCTGGACGGATGAGCATGACCGCAAGGCCGACCTCTGCCTGAGCGGGATCAGCAACCGCTTCCGCATTTATTAGCCGCAGGGGCGGCCTCCACCTCTGTGCCTGCCCTCCTGCCTGACGGGCGGGCAGGCACACGCACAAAAACCGCATAAGTTTTTTGGGTATTGACCAATAAGTTTTCAAGGGATCTTCCCGGAAAGGAGCAGCATATGGGGAAAAGAGGGCCGATGCCGGGCACGGGAGGGCGGCCGCCCAAAGCCCTGGCAGAAAAGATAGGCGCGGGCAATCCGGGCAAACGCCCGCTCATGGTGATGGGCGCGCCGGAAACCGCCGCACTGAAGTGTGTGGAGATGCCCGCGCCAAAAGACTACATGAGGGAGAAACAGAAGAACGGCGGGGAGTTCTGCGCCGAAGAGATTTATACAGAAACATGGGAGTGGCTTAAGGAGCGCGGCTGTGAGAAACTGGTGAAGCCGCAGCTCATCGAGCAGTACGCCATGAGCGTGTCGCGCTGGATACAGTGCGAGCAGGCCATCTCGGAATTCGGCTTCCTGGCGAAGCACCCGACCACGCAGCAGGCCATCGCCTCCCCGTTTGTCGGCATGGCGCAAAGCTATATGAAGCAGTCCAACCAGATGTGGGCGATGCTCTACCAGATCGTCAAGGAGAACTGCTCCACCGAATACCAGGGCGCAACGCCGCAGGACAGCGTGATGGAGCGGCTGCTCCGGGCAAGGGAGGGATCACGGTGAAACTTCCAGGAAGAATCGCGCATTACCTCCGGGGCAACGTGGACTTTGACAGCTTCTTTGTCCTGGACATTGCCGCGCAGGATAAGGAGAACGCCGTGCTCCTGCTCGCCCCAAGGGATATTACAACGGACAAATTTTTCTGCATGCAGTACCGCGGGCATTCCTATTTTTACGGCAGCATCGAGAACATGATGGAAGCCTGTGTGAAATGCCGGTACCTCCGCCCCGCCGCCGCAAAACGGCTTACGAGGAAATACCATAAGTCCGCAGGGAAAGCCTGTGGAAAACACACCGGGTAAATCCGGGCAGACGCACACATTGATATTTCACAGACACATTATTTCCACCTGTGCGGCTGGACGCCCCAAAGAGCATCCAACCGCGCAGATGACATTATTTTCAAGGAGGGATTTTATGACAGCATATGACATCTACACAATCGGCACGGTAGAATACAAAAGGGCGTTCTGGGACAAAGCCATGCGGGATAGCCAGGCCCCTCGTGAGATCATGCAGAGCGGGAATTCCCTGCATGACACGCTCGTCCTCCCGGCTGACAGCAATAAGAAGTTCCAGGAGGCCCTGCGCAGGGAGAGCGTCTTCCGCCAGCTTGCCACCTGCATCAGCGCGCCGCAGTCGGAAGGCTCCATCTGGACTTCCGTTTGTGAAGACCTCGCCGAGTGGGTACCGGAAAACGGCAAAGTCAGCATCATGGACGCCACGGGCGGCCTTACAAGGCAGCTCTTCCGCTGCAATAAGCTGGCGGTCATCGCAAAACTCACCAACAACTATGTAAAGGATATTGGCTTTGACGCGGAAGGCTACCTCACCGCGCACCTGGCTAAGAGCTTCGGCAGGGCGGAGGAGGACGCATTCATCAACGGGAGCGGCGAGGGGATGCCGACGGGCATCCTGCACGGCACAGACGGCGCAGAGATCGGCCTTACAACCACAGAAATCAGCTTTGACGATATGGCAGAGCTGTACCTTTCCGTCAAGCCGGAGTACCGCAAAAACGGCGTGTGGATAATGAATGACGAGACCGCCCTCACGCTCCGCACGTTAAAGGATAACGGCGGCAGCTACCTGTGGAACCATAACAGCGATACGATTTTCGGAAAGCCCGTGCATACCTCGGAATTCATGTCGTCCGCCGCACCTGGGAGCCTGCCCGTTGCATTCGGGGATTTCAACCACTACTGGATCGTGAACCGCCTCCCGCTGTCCGTGCGGACGCTGACGGAGCGTTTCACCCTCCAGCACCAGACAGGCTACCTTGCCTATGAGTTCCTGGATGGCAGGCTCACCCGCCCGGAGGCTGTCAAGGTTTTACAAATAGAAACAGCATAGGCAATCCGCCAGCAGCCAAATCGATACCACGGAAAACGCCCTGCATCCCCAGGTTTATGGGTGCAGGGTGCCTTCAAAAATATATAGATTTATTTCCCATGCCGGAACGCTGAATTGCCCGTGAGGTTCTTCAAAAGGATTTTCCGGGCAGCTTTGTATTCATCCCCGATAAAGCCAAGCCGGAGCAGGAAGCAGCGGAATGCGTATTTGTCATTGTCTGTTTCTGTCGGCTTGCCGGACACACGCTTCATGCGCCTTGCCATCCCGCACAGCTTTTCCACGAATTCCGTATAGGCCGCCGTTTCGTCCGGATTGGCCGTGAATGGGAACCACGGAAAGCTGACTGCATCCTCCATGACCGTAAGGCGGATTTCATCGACCTGGAAAGCCCGCGCCATCAGCCCGCCTTTGTTCTCCACCAGCTTTGCAAGGTTCTCCAACACCCCCTGTGTGAACAGTTCTTTTGGGATGCTGACGGTCAGCCTGTCCTCCGTCTGCTCCGCTTCGACCATGAAGCCTTTTTCTTTCAGATGTTCCAAAAGGCTGCTCACTGTTTCCCTGTCCACGCTGTCCGGGATGCGGAGCGTCCCGTCCTTTTCCAATGTGCAGTCACCGATCTTATAGGCCAGGCTTGGCGCTTTCTGGTAGCATGGGACTGTGTGCAATGCCGTGGCAATCTCCTCCGCCAGCTTCGGCCGCTGTTTTGGCTTCAGTTCAAATCTGATATCCATCTGCATATGTATGCCCTCCTTCGTTTTGGTAGGTACATGTTCGCTCTGTCCGCACAGAATAGCAAGCAGAAATCCCCAAAATACTGGACAATCATCTGCCGGGATGTTTGTGCAGTTTATGGCACAGAATTACCTTGCTATTATTGCACACCCGATTTAACATGTCCGTACCAAAAGAAAAGGAGGCAGCTTATGCAGACAAAGAAAATGAAAGTACAGTATTCCTCACGCGCACGGCAGGGCAAAAACCATTACTTCGGCAGCGGGTACATCGAAACGCCGAAAATACAGATGGAAGGGAAATGGCTGGAGGCGCTCGGCTTCCACATCGGGGATGCCATCCAGGTGGCTTACGAAGAAGGCTCCATCCACATCTCTCTTGCAGCCCCGATACAATCCGAACCCGCTATGGTCTGCGATGCAGAGACCAGGTACGCATCAAAATAATTCCCACAGAAATCCAGAAAGGCCAAGGGCAAAATACACACTGGCGCCATTGCCAGCCAGCTAATGCCCTTGGTCTTTTTATCATGGCAATCATTTTCCTGTTCCTCAAATTTTAATCAATATACACTAACGCATTGCATTTCTCACTTTTCCGTGATACAATAAATAAAGTCAAAGAATGGAGGTTCATAATGGCTGTTAATTATAAAAAACTCTTTCATTTAATGATAGAAAAGAATCTGTCTAACTCTGACTTACAGCGTAAAGCCGGGTTTTCTGGCAATATACTTACACGGCTCA